TCAGCCGGGCAGTGCCTCCACTTCCGTGATTTCGTCCTCCACTGGATCATCCAAGCTCGGCAGGTTCAGCTGCCACGCGTGTGCGCCCTTGACCTTCACCAGATAGTCGCGCCACGGCGAGGCTTTGGAGAACAGGTTCGCCGGCGTCGCGCAGCCCGTGTCCTCCATCAGCTTCTTGGTGTTCACGTGCGGCGTGCCGGCGGCGTAGGCGTCCACCAGGCGCTGCAGCACAGCGATCTTCGCCTTGCCCGTGACGCGCCACGGCGCGCGGCCGGGCACGGACAGCAGGGCCGCATACTCGTCCGCCGAGACCTTGAGGCTGATGGCGGTACCGCCCATGGCCGCCTGGTGGCCGTGCCGGTACAGCACCTTCAAACGCGCGAGATCGACGGCCGTGCCCGACTGGGCGGGCGAGAGGATGTCCTGGACCGGCACCACCACGTTCGTGCCCGCAAACGGAAACGGTGCTGCCGACGTGGTCAGCACAATGCCGGGCACGGCGCGCGGGCGCAGCCGCAGCGCGGCATCGACCCGGGCGTACTGACGCTCGCTGGCCATGCGGGTGGCGAAATACAGCGCGACGGGCGAGCCATCGACGTCGAGTTCGCCGAGGAACACCGGCTCGTCGTCGAGGTGCCGGCCCCTCACACCCTGCAGCGTGCTGCCGAGCGCGGTGATGATTTCCTCGCGCAGCCAGTTCAGATGCACCTTCCAGCGCCGCGCATGCTTGGCGGGCAGCATCACGTCGTCCCCGGTCAGGGGATCGCGATAGCGCACGAAATTCGCATCGGCGCAGCGCTCAAGCGGCACCGCACTGCGCATGCCATCGGCCAGCTCGACCACCTTCTGCGTGATCCGGTCGCCTTCGGTAAGGATGCCCTCGTCCTCGAAGCGCTCGATGTCGATGCCCAACTGGGCGAGCGCAAAGCCGTCCATCGGGCTGGTGGCGCATTCCAGCAGCCGCGCAACCTGCCCGATCAAGTCCGGATCGTCCATGCCGGAACCGGGGTTGAGCGGCTTGAGCACACCCAGCGCTTCCAGCAGCTGCGTGCCGGCGAGCCGCAGACGCAGGTCGCGCTCGCTTTGCAGGCTGCAGCGCCCCGGCTCGGCCAACACGATGGACAGCGGCGTTTCCGTGGTTTCCCCCGCGAACACCAGATCCGCCACCAGGGTGACGCCCAGGATGGCCGCCGGCTGCGAGAAGGGGTGGTTGCCCCACAGCTCGCTCATCACGTCGTGCAGTTCCGCACCGCTGTCGAGGTGTACGGTCACCGCGTCGCTGGCGTGGCCGAGCAGTGCGCGCGCTTCGGCCAGATACAGGCGCTCAACCTTGGCGCCGTCCAGGCGCGGCTTCGCTCCTTTCAAGGGTTGGGCGAACCGGGACAGGTCGTAGCGCGAGCGGTTGAGCGGCCGGCTGGACAGCGGCACCTTGAATCCGTGCGCGGACAGCACGTTGGCCAGCGGTGCCCGGGTGGACAGCGTGTGCGCGTACACCTCGACGACCTTGCGGCCGGGCGCATAGAGCAGCGTGGCGTCGCGGGCCGGGAAATAGCAGAAGCTGCGGCGGTTCCGGTTGACGACCTGCACCGCCGTGACCTGCTCGCCAGCGAAGCGCACCACCAGGCAGTGCGCAACCGATGCCTCGCCATCGTCCTGCTCATCCGCCAGCGCGACGTGCACGACCTCGCATGGCTCGGCCAGCCGCATCGCCCGCGTGAGCTCTGCCTCCAGCTCCCGCTTCACCTTGTCATTCCAAAGGAAGGGCGGCGGATCGTCGCACGGCACATCGAAGGCGTCGTAGAGCCGCTTGTTGCCCCGGATGTCAGCGGTGTTCAAGATCGATTCGGCGATCTCGAACAGACGTGCGGTCGCGTCGGAATGCGCACGCATCCAGACCGCACGCCCGAATTCACCACCGGGCTGCGACAGGAAGGTGGCGAACAGATCGGCGTCGTTCAACTGGTCCGCCACGCTGGTGAGGATGGCTGAGCCACGCGACGATGAGAGACGCACGATGCGCAGTGCCTCCCGCTCGGCGGGCTCGCGCTGCTCGCGACGCAGGTGCCGGATGTGCTCCAGCAGCGCCCCCGCGAGTGCGGCTTCCTCTTGTGACCAGTCGAATCCGCGGCTCAGTGCCTCGCACTCGGGCAGGCCGCTGAACACCCGCAGCACGGCAACCGGCGCGTGTTCGATGAGATCGAGCAGATTGCTCGCGTTGGTCAGGATCTTCCTGGCCATGTGTTGCTCCCCGTTCTTGTTTTTGGTGTGGCATCCGGCAGTGCCGGCGTCAGTACCCCATATCGAGCGCCTGAGCCTGCTCGGCCAATGTCTCCAGCGCCTCGCGGCGCTGCGCGTCCAGGCGCTTCTTGTAGTCGATGACATCCCGGTAACGCACACGGCGATGCGTGCCGATCTTGTGGAACGGGATGTCGCCTTTCTCCAGCATCTGCACAAAAAATGGGCGGGACACCCCGAGCATCTGAGCGGCCTCCTGGGTGGTGAGTTCCGCATGCACCGGCACGACGGACACCGCGCAGCCCTTTTCGATCTGGTCCAGCACGTCCTGCAGCAGCTGCAGGGCTGCCGCCGGCATCTGCACGCTCCGCACGCGCCCGCTGCTGTCGCGGATGTCCACCTGCCGAACGGCGGCGCCGGTTGCAAGCACGGCAGCCAGGGTACGGCCGGCCTCGCGGGCCAGCGTCACATCCTCTTCGGAGGGCAGCACCTTGGAGATGGAGGAGACGTTCATGGACAGGCGCTCAGTGCGGCAAATCTGGAAGGGACGCGATTCTATTCGAAACAAACGAAATCGAAATAAGCGAAACGCAAGCCAAATCCTATACGGCGCAAGGCTTTGCGGCCTACGCGCCGGTCTGGCGCCCGGCCCGCGTTGCCCACCAAAACCGAAGAATTGCTCGCCCAAGCCCAAGGCGTCGGGCAATGAAATAGAGCCTCCTTCAACAAGAGGAGTCTCCAAATGGCAATTCTTTCCTCATCTGTTCAATTGTCCCGTCACAGCCAGCGGCACGTCGGGCCGGCTCCCGAGCGCGTCGCGCTGACCGAAACCGAGCTCGCCACCCGTTGGGGGCTGTCGATCAAGACATTGCAGCGCTGGCGCCAGGACCACATGGGTCCTGTCTTCTGCAAGCTCGGCTCCCGAGTCGCCTACCTGATCTCCGAAATCGAAGCGTACGAGCGGCGCGTCTCGCGCAACTCGACGTCGGTTCGTGCGTATCACTGAGGAGGCAGCCATGACGAATCTGATCCCGCTGCCGGCCGACATCGCCAGCATGTCCGTGAGCGAACTGGCAAAGCTCTCGCCTGAGCGCAAGCACGAGCTCGATGCCACCCTCGATGCCGCCGTCGCTTGGCTCAAAACGGCCCGCACCAAACTCGATGCTGCATTCGACCAGTGCTACGGCGAGCAAGCGCGCGCCGCGCTGCGTGAGTCCGGCCGCGACTTCGGCACCGCCCACGTTGTCGATGGGCCGTTGCGCATCAAGTGCGAGTTGCCCAAGAGGGTTAGCTGGAACCAAAAGCAGTTGACCGAGATCGCCGGGCGCATCGTCGCCGCGGGCGAGCAGATCGACGCCTATATCGACGTCAAGCTGACGGTGCCTGAGTCCCGTTACAACAACTGGCCGCCGGCCCTGCGGGAGCAGTTCACGGATGCACGCACGGTCGAGCCGGCCAAGCCGTCGTTCACGCTGACCTGCGACGGGGTGGCTGCATGAGCGGGCTTCCCATCGTCAGCGCACAGGAGCGCATGGCCGAGCGCCGGGGCGTGAAGCTGCTGCTGCTCGGCAAGTCCGGTATCGGCAAGACCACGCGCCTGAAGGATCTCGATGCGGCCACCACGCTGTTCATCGACGTCGAGGCGGGTGACCTGTCGGTGGCAGACTGGCCGGGCGACACCATTCGGCCCGCGTCCTGGCCGGAGACGCGCGATTTTTTCGCGTTCCTCGCAGGCCCCGACAAGTCGTTGCCGCCGCAGAGCCCGTTCTCGCAGGCGCACTACGACCACGTGGTCGAGAAATTCGGCGATCCGGCACAGCTCGAGCGCTACCAGACCTTCTTCGTTGACTCGATCACGCAGCTCTCGCGCCAATGCTTCGCGTGGTGCAAGACGCAGCCGACAGCCACCAGCGACCGCTCGGGCAAGCCCGACGTGCGCGCGGCCTACGGTCTGCTCGGCCAGGAAATGGTCGGCGCGCTCACGCACCTACAGCACGCACGCGGCAAGAACGTCGTCTTCGTCGCGATCCTCGATGAGCGGCTCGATGACTACAACCGCAAGGTGTTCGTGCCGCAGATCGAGGGCAGCAAGACCGGGCTGGAGCTGCCCGGCATCGTGGACGAGGTCGTGACCTTCGCCGAGATCAAGGCCGAGGACGGCAGCAGCTACCGCGCCTTCGTCACCCAAACCGTCAATCCGTTCGGCTTTCCCGCCAAGGACCGCAGTAGCCGGCTCGACCTGCTGGAGCCGCCGCACCTGGGCGCGCTGATCGCCAAGTGCGCGGGCGTCGCCCACCCGGCAACCCACCTGTACGCCACGCCGAGCGCAGCCGCAAACACCACCGAATACGCAGAACACACCGAATGAATACCGCAATGACCTACAACGCTAACCCGTGGCAAGACTTCAACGACGCCGAGCAGCAGCAAGGCTTCGACCTGATTCCCAAAGGCACGCTGCTGCCGGTGCGCATGACCATCAAGCCGGGCGGCTACGACGACCCATCGCAGGGCTGGGTCGGCGGCTACGCGAGCGAGTCGTTCGAGACCGGCTCGGTCTACCTGGCCGTCGAGTTCGTCGTCACCGGCGGTGAGCACGCCAAGCGCAAGCTGTGGACCAACGTCGGCCTGCATTCGCCCAAGGGCCCGACCTGGGCGCAGATGGGGCGCAGCTTCGTCCGCGCCGCGCTCAACAGCGCCCGCAACATCCACCCGCAGGACACCTCGCCGCAGGCGGTGGCTGCCCGCCGCATCCAGGGCTTCCACGAGCTCGACGGGCTGGAATTCATCGCCCGCGTCGACGTCGAGAAGGATCCCAAGGGCGAGGACCGCAACGTGATCCGGCTCGCCGTCGAGCCCGACCACGCGGAGTACGCCCGGCTCAGGGGTGTGCCGCCCAAGGTCAATCCGGGTGGTGGTACGTCCGGTGCGCCCGCACAACTCGCACAGCCCGTGCCGTCCCGCGCCGCACCGGCGGCGCAGCGCACGCCCGTGACCGGCAAGCCTGCCTGGGCTCAGTGAGGGAGGAATGAAATGCTGGGTCTGCAAACGGCAGGCCCGGGGATTCACGCACGCCGACACCCGCCACGGTGTCGGCAATCCCCGGCGCTTTGTTCCGAACTGGGTGTTCTGCTCGCGCCGCTGCCAGGACGCCTTTCACGCGCTGTACGGCAACTGGCGGCAAGCCATCGAGGGGCAGCACAGGGAGGTCAGCATGCTTGACGCATCCGACGTGGAACGCGCGGCCATGCGCACGTGCCTGAAGGCATTCGGCCGGGTGGCCGAAGAGATCGGCTTCACCAAGCCACTGGCCGCCTACACCGAGGCCGAGGCACTGCGTGTCATCGATGCCATTGTGACGCGCTACACCGAAGCCATGGTCGAGCACCACGAGAACACCCGCATGCCGCTGGTGCGCGGCGGCGCGGCTGCCAAGGCCACGGCGCGGGATCCGTTCGCCGAGCTCGAAGAGCTGCCGTGGGAAGACGCCGAGGGGGCTGCGTAATGCTGGACTTCAATTCCTCGGCCAGCCTCTCCGGGCGGGTGGCCTCGCTGGTCGACATCGGCCTGCAACGTGCCCGCGCGAGCGAGCCGGTGCGCCAGTACCTGGGCGCGTCGCGCCTGGGCGTGGCCTGCGAGCGTGCGCTGCAGTATGAGTTCGCCCAGGCACCGGTGGACTACGGCCGCGAGCATGGCGGCCGGATGCTGCGCATCTTCGAGCGCGGTCACGTGATCGAGGACTGCATGGTCGACTGGCTGCGTGGCGCGGGGTTCGACCTGCGCACGCGCAAGCCCAACGGCGACCAATTCGGCTTCGCGGCCGCTGACGGCCGCCTGAAGGGTCACATCGACGGCGTCATCGTCGCTGGCCCCGAGGGCTTCGGCTACCCGATGCTGTGGGAGAACAAGTGCCTCGGCAACAAGTCCTGGCGTGACCTGCAGAAACACCGTCTTGCGGTGGCCAAGCCGGTCTATGCCGCCCAGGTCGCGCTGTACCAGGCGTATCTCGAGCTGCACGAGCACCCGGCGCTCTTCACGGCGCTCAACGCCGACACGATGGAGCTCTACGCCGAACTCGTGCCGTTCGACGCTGCACTGGCACAGCGCATGTCCGACCGTGCGGTGAAGGTGATCGGCGCGACCGCAGCGGGCGAGCTGCTGCCGCGCGCGTTCAACGATGCCACCCATTTTGAGTGCCGCATGTGCGCGTGGCAGGACCGCTGCTGGAGGGCGTACGCATGAGCCGAACCGATCAAATGGTGTCGACGCCGATGGGCGAGCCCATGATCGACGCCAACCACGCGGCGGCCGCTCTACAGCTGCCGTACTACTGGTTCGCTGACCACACCATGCGCGCGCGCTACCGGATCCCACACTATCTGCTGGGCAGCCTGGTGCGTTTCCGTCAGTCCGAGCTCAAGGCCTGGCTGGCAACGACCACGGTGCATCGGCCCGACGCGGCTGCCGGCGGCGGCACGCCAGGGGAGGGGGCGACGTGATCGACTTCAATGAGATCCCGATGCTCACCGGCCAACCGGACGCCCAGCGCGACGAGATTCGCGCGGCGCTGCTCGCCCGCCTGGAGTTCGTGCTGAGCGTGCTGTTCCCGGCCGGCAAGAAGCGCCGCGGCACGTTCGTGGTCGGCGACATCCTGGGCACCCCCGGCGACAGCCTGGAGGTGGTGCTCGATGGCGAGAAGGCGGGCCTGTGGACGGATCGCGCGACCGGCGACGGCGGCGACATCTTCGATCTGATCGCGGCCCAGGCCGGCCTGCGCGTGTACACGGACTTCAGCGGAGTGCTCGAACGCGCCTTGCAACTGCTCGGCCAAGCCGGCAAGCAGCCGGTGCGGCGTAAGCGCCGGGAGCCGCCGACGGACGACCTTGGCCCTGAGACGGCCAAGTGGGACTACCTGGACGCCGCCGGCAAGCTAATCGGGGTGGTGTACCGCTACGACCCTCCCGGCCGCGGCAAGGAGTTCCGGCCGTGGGATGCCAAGCGCCGCAAGATGGCCCCGCCCGAGCCGCGCCCGCTGTACAACCAGCCGGGCCTGGCGACCGCCACGCAGGTCGTGCTGGTCGAGGGCGAGAAATGCGCCCAGGCCCTGATCGACGCCGGCATCGTTGCCACCACGGCAATGCACGGGGCGAACGCGCCCGTGGAGAAGACCGACTGGTCGCCTCTCGCGGGCAAGGCCGTGCTGATCTGGCCCGACCGGGACAAGCCGGGCTGGGAGTACGCCGCCAACGCGGCTCAGGCCATTCTGCCGGCGGGCGCGACGACCTGCCACATCCTGTACCCGCCCGAGGAAGCAGGCGACGGATGGGATGCGGCGGACGCCGTGGCCGAGGGCTTCGACATTGCCGCCTTCATCGCCCATGGCCCGCGCCTGCAGATGCACGATGTCGTCGACGATCCGGAGCCGGTCATCGGCAGCGACGAGTCGGTGTGGGGTACCGAGGACGCACTGGCACTGGCTTTCACCCGGCGCTACCACCGCGACTGGCGTTACGTCGCCGCGTGGGGCCGCTGGCTGGTGTGGGACGGCCACCGTTGGCGCACCGAGGACACGCTGGCGGCCACGGACCTGATCCGCAACGTCTGCCGGCACGCCGCCTTGCACGCCGAGAACCCGAAACTCGCCGCCAAGCTGGCCACCTCCGGCACCATCGCCGGCGTGGAGCGGCTGGCGCGCGCGGATCGCCGGCATGCGGCCACCACCAGCGAGTGGGACGCCGACCCGTGGTTGCTCAACACGCCCGGTGGCGTGGTCGACCTCAGAACCGGCCGGCAGCGTCCGCACGACCGAGATGATCGGATGACCAAGATCACCACGGCCACGCCTGGAGGCGACTGCCCGACCTGGCGGCAGTTTCTCGCCGAAGTCACGGGCGGCGACGTCGAGCTGCAAGCCTACCTGCAACGGATGGCGGGCTACGCGCTGACCGGGTCGACGCAGGAGCATGCGCTGTTCTTCCTGTACGGCACGGGCGCGAACGGCAAGTCAGTGTTCGTCAACACGCTGGCCACGATCCTGGGCGACTACGCGGCCAACGCGGCGATGGACACGTTCATGGAAACGCGCACGGACCGGCATCCGACCGACATGGCGGGGCTGCGCGGTGCACGCTTCGTGGCGGCCATCGAGACCGAACAGGGACGGCGCTGGGCGGAATCCAAGGTCAAGAACCTGACCGGTGGCGACAAGATCTCCGCGCGCTTCATGCGCCAGGACTTCTTCGAGTTCTTCCCGCAGTTCAAGCTGTTCGTCGCGGGCAACCACAAACCGGCCATCCGCAACATCGATGAGGCGATGAAGCGGCGGCTGCACTTGATCCCCTTCACGGTGACCGTGCCCCCGGAGCGTCGCGACAAACACCTCCAACAGAAGCTGTTGGCCGAGCGCGACGGGATCCTGGCGTGGGCTGTTCAGGGCTGCCTCGACTGGCAGCGGCTGGGCCGGCTCGATCCGCCGCAACAGGTGCTGGATGCGACTGAAGAGTACTTCGAGGCAGAAGACGCGCTGGGTCGCTGGCTGGACGAACGCTGCGTGCGCGAGGCCAACGCCAAGTCGCTGACCGCCGAGTTGTTCAACGACTGGAAGCAGTGGGCCGAGGCCGCTGGCGAGTTTGCGGGATCGCAAAAGCGGTTTGCCGATTTGCTCCTCACCCGTGGCGTCGAGAAATGGCGCAACACGGCCGGTCTGCGCGGCTTCCGTGGCGTGGGCCTCAAACACCCGGCCACGCCCGCCTACACCCCATACGCGGACACCTGACCGCCACGTCGACACATCCGACCGACGGATCGGACGGACTACGTCGTAACTCTTACGCGTGCGCGTACGCGCGCACACCTCATGGGGAGTTTCGATGTATCGCGTCAGATCCGTCGGTCCGCACGATTCAAGGACTGCAACCATGACTACGACCATTCTCGCCCTGGACTTGGGCACCAAGACCGGCTGGGCGCTGCAATACCTGGACGGCAGCATCGCCAGCGGCACGCAAGACCTCAAGCCACAACGCTTCGAAGGCGGCGGTATGCGCTTCCTACGCTTCAAGCGCTGGCTCAACGAGCTGAAGCTCTCCTGCAGCGATATCAACGTGGTGTATTTCGAGGAGGTGCGCCGGCACGCGGGCGTGGACGCCGCTCATATCTACGGCGGTCTGCTCGGACACCTGAGCGCCTGGTGCGAGCACCACAACATCCCCTACGTGGGTGTTCCAGTCGGCACCATCAAGAAGCATGCGACCGGCAAGGGCAACGCCAGCAAAGACGAGATCATCGCATCCGTCAGCAAGCGCGGCCATGAGCCAACCGACGACAACGAAGCCGATGCCCTGGCGATCCTGTACTGGGCGGCCGAGACGCAGGAGGCGTGAGATGAAGATTCCCACACCGACCTACCGTTCCGCACTGGCCCGTACACAGCCCGAGGTCACCGACCTCGAAGCGTTCAAGCGGCAGGGCTGGCGGGAGCAGCGGATTCTCGTGGTCAACGAATCCGACGAGCGTCTGGACTTCCTCGAACGTGAGCTGGTACGCCGCATCGGTGAGCGGCTGTACGGGGAGGGGGGCAAGCGCCGTGACTGACTGGACCAAGGAGGACGTGGCGGCCCGTTTCGAGGATGCCGCCAACACGGGACGGCGCCTGCCGCCCATCCGAGTGCAGGGCTACATCAACACGTGGCCCACCATCGTGCGCCGCGAATGGGAAGCCTTCGCCGCGGACGAGAAGGTCTACCGGCCGTTCCCGCCCAGCCCCCAGGCCATTGACCGCATGCTGGAGACGATGCGCTGGGTGCAGTGGCTGGAGGTCGAACAGCGCCACCTCGTGTGGATGCGGGCCAAGGGCTACGGCTGGCGCGAGATCACGCTGCGCTTCGCCTGCGACCGCACGACGGCTTGGCGGCGCTGGCAACGGGCACTGGAGATCATGGCCCATCACCTGAACTCACAAAACTGACTGGAGCAAGTTCCCATGAAACAGGTCAACGCCTACATGGCATCCGATGGCTCGTTGCACGCGGATGCCGAGTCCTGCATTACGCACGAATTGTCGGTGGGGCTGCGCCCGCTGATCGACACCTTCTTCGATGAGGCAACCCGCTACCGCGTGTCCAACGTCCGTAGCGGTTACATGCAGTTGTTGCTGCGATGGGAAGCCTTCAAGCTGCGGCGTGAGGGAGCAGCGTCCAAAGCAGAAAGCAACGTAGGGTAACGCTTCCCGCAAACAACGGATAGCCGATGGCGCCCACCACGCCCGCGTACTTCAACGTGTTGCGGCCATGGCTGTGGTAATCCCGGTAGTGGCTATAGAGCGTTTGCAGGCATTTCATGGCACATGTGGGGAGACGCTTCGGAAGGATAGTTTCCAGCCTTCACGAAACCGCTTGCATACGAATTAAACAGGAGGCAACTGAACCCAAAAGACCGTAGCCGTCACTACGCATACGCCGTAGCGCAGAAAACCGATCAGACGAAGTCGGGCAGGGGCACAAGCATAGTGCTTAAAATCCACCGCGCCCATGCATTTGAGATTTCACGGATTTTTAGTTCTGATTTCAGCGCAACCCTAAATGCCAAAGAACCTGTACTCACGCGGTGCACCGGGTGAATTGATCGTCGAATGGCACGGGTAAACGATCATGAGCGCCGCAATAGTCTGCTGATTGTGGGCGCGTGAGGCCTGATCGCTTTTCAGGCGAGGGCGGATTCAGCGGTGGACGGGCTCTGTAGTGTCCAACGACATAGCGGACTTGCTGACTGCCAGACGCGTATGCGTTCTTGTGAGATTTAATGATTTTTTACAATCAGTAAGGCATCAGTTGGGCGGTAGCATGATGATCCGTTTTCATTGTCGACTTGAGCAGATCGGCTGCACGCGCAATTTGCGGGTCAAAGTGCGATCGGCGCGCGGTTTGCAAAGCAGGGTAGTGAAATAAATAACACGAAATACAGATTTCACGATCTCTTAACTCTGAACTGGAGTTGCTGACAATGATTGACATTTCCTCTCCACAAGTCGTTACTATTGGCCCGCAAAATTGCGGACGAGTCGAATGTCCGTTCCGAATATGGGCAATCAATTGCCTGATTGACGTAATAAGGTTGGGGAGCACTGATGCGTCTGCCAAGCCAGATGCGGACCGCTGGCGCGCGCGCGTCTGGCGATCTTGCAGCACATCAAGAGCAAGCACAGGTCAATGAGACTGACGCCCACGCGAGCCGTCACGATCGCGCGCGTCATTCGCGACTGATCCGTTTTGTCGCGGCCGCCGTTGCCTTGGTCAGTTGGCTGGGCCCGGTGCAGGTCTCCTGGCAGGCAGCCCGCCAGAGCGCGGCGACCATTGCGTTGCACACGGGCTCACCCTTTGACGAATTCGCTGATCGCCTGACTTCGTGGCGCACCACGGGCCGCATTCTCGTTCGTTGGGGCGTACAGCAGGCCGAGGCGGCACCGATCACCGATCCTACAGCGCCGATCCGCTTCACGCCGACCATCACGCAAACCACGGGGCAGGGTGGGGGCGTCCCCGTTATTCAAATCACGACGCCGAACCAAAACGGCCTTTCATACAACCTGCTGCAGTCGCTGACGGTCGATAGTGGCGTCGGTTTGGTGATGAATAACTCCCTCACAGGAGGTGGGACCTTCCTGGGCGGGAATGTGGTGGGCAACCCCAACCTGGCAAGCTCTGGCCCGGCATCGACTATCCTCACCCAGATCACCGGCACTGCGCCCCTCAGAATTAATGGAACCGTTGAGGTTTTTGGGGCGCCAGCCAGCGTAATTTTTGCCGCTCCTTCGGGCGTCTATCTTGCCGGGGCAGGGTTCACGAATACCCCATCGGTTTCACTGGTCACAGGTACGCCGCAGTTTCTGAACAGCAGTGGCGCAAGCGTTCCGTTCGACCAAGCGACCGCGGTAGGCTACACGGTCAACAGCGGCCGCGTCCAGATCGACCCGGTGGCCGGGACCGCGAACGGCGCGGGCATCGAGGGCACGGTCGGCGCAATCAACCTAATCGGCCAGACGATCGGCGTGAATGCCCCTTTGTATGCGGGCCAGCAGATCAACGCCATCGCCGGTAACCAGCAGGTCACGCCCGTGGCGACGGGCACCGGCCGCGCCGGTTCCGATTGGCAGGTCGCGAGCACCGGCCAGAACAACGCCGCCAACAGCCCCACCGCGCAGAACGGATTGGCGATCGACGCCACGGCATTTGGGGCCCTGACGGCTGGGCAGATCAAGCTCATCAGCACCGCACAGGGCCTCGGGGTGCGCGCGGCGGGCGACATGGCCGCGAATACCAGCAATGTGAATATCGACGCGAACGGCAACGTCACGGTCGGGTCCGTTTTTGGGCAGCAGAACGTCGGCATCACCTCGACGGGCTCGGTTTCCACGACGGGCACCGTCAAAGCCCTGCAGGACGTATCGGTTTCCGCCAATGGAGATGTCAACGTCGGCGGCGCGACGCAGGCTGGTAATAACCTGAGCCTTAATGCGGGCGGCAATCTCACCGGTTCCGGCAGCCTGGCGGCAGCGAAGACGCTCACGGCTACGGCCGGCAGCAGCGTTAACCTCACCGGCAACCTGAACGCGGCCAATCTCACCGTCACTGCGCGAGGCCAGGACGGCACGGGCGACATTGCCCTGGGCGGTGGCGTTTCGTCGCCCAACACGATTGCGCTGAATGCCGCGCGGGACCTGTCGCTGGCGGGCCAGGTCACCACGAACGGCGACCTGCAGGCCATCGCCGGCCGCGATATCGCGATTGCTGGCACGACGCAAAGCTCGGGCGCCACGGTGCTCACCGCCGCACGGAACATTGGTGTCACGAATACCGGCTCTGTGACGGCCAGCACGACGGCGACCGCCACCGCCGGCCAGAATATCACCGTGGATGGCGCGGTAGCCTCGCAAAACAGCCTGCAGCTGACGACGACCAATGGGGCTATCGCCACGACCGGGACGCTGGCATCCAACGGCGCAATCACGGCCAATGCTGGTGGCGCCAACGGTGATGTCACCCTGGGCGGCACGATTTCGTCACCAAGCGCCGTGACCTTGACCGCGGCGCGCAACGCAACGATTAGCGGGCAGCTGACAACCGGCAGCAACCTGCTGGCGAGCGCCGGGCAGGATCTCGTCGTGTCCGGGGCTGCCCAAAGCGTGGGGGCGACCAACCTCACCACCGCGCGCGATCTCACCGTTGCGAGCACCGGTTCCGCTACGGCGGGAACGACGCTCAGCGCAGTGGCAGCGCGCAACCTTGGTGTGTCGGGCAGTACGGCATCGGGCGGCGATACAACGCTCACCGCTACCAGTGGCAGCTTGTCGACTTCCGGTACAGTCCTGTCCAATGGCAACGTCACGGCCATGGGCCAGACTGGCACGACGCTGGGTGGCACTGTTTACGCGGCCCAAGGCGTCACCGCGCAGTCCGGCGCCGGCACCACGAGTGCGACCGGCAGCGTCATTGCCCACAGCGGCAATGTTGCTCTGACCGGCACCAGCGTGGCCGTGTCCGGCTCGACCCAGTCTGGTGGCGATACGACGCTTTCCGCCACCCAGGGCAACACCCAGATCGACGGCCAGGCCTTCGCACTCGGCAAGCTGACCGCCACCGCCTCCCAGGACATCACGGGGCAGGGCAGCACGGCCAGCATCGGCGACACGACGCTTACCGCAGGCCGCAACATCGCGCTGACTGGTACCAGTCAGACGGCCGGCAACCTGAGCGCGAGCGCTGCCAACGGCGTTTCGATTGCGGCGCTACCTGTGGTGGGCGGTAACGCGACCCTGAGCGGCGCCAATGTGTCGTTGGGCAGCGCGGGCACGACGAGCCAGGTTAACGGCACGCTGAACGCGACAGGCACCCAGAGCGTTGCGACGGCCGGTACGATCAATACGAACGCCGCCAGCCTGAATGGCGGCACCGTCTCGAATTCAGGCACCGTCACCGCGACCACGACGCTGACTGCCAACGGCACAACCATCACCAATTCGGGATCGCTGGGCGGCGCCACGACTGCGGTGCACGGCACCGACGTGACCAACTCGGGCCTGATCGGCGGCCAGACCGTCAACGTGACGGCCGACAACAGCCTGAACAACCAGAACGGCACGCTGCTCGGCACCCAGGCGCTGAATGTCACGACCAACAGGCTGGCCAGCAACCAGAACGGTGTCATGTTCGCCGGTAGTCCGACAGGCGCAACATCCGGTGGCGATCTGACTGCCACGGTCTCGGGCGGCAACGGCAGCTTCAACAACACGGGCGGACAGATCCTGGCCGCCAACAACGCCACGCTGAACCTGCAGAACCAGACGATCGACGGCGCCACCAACCAGGGCACCATCAACGCCGGGAATCAGCTCACCTACAACGTTGGCGCGGTGGCCAACACGGGCGCGTGGACCTTGGGTGGCAAGAGCACCACGATTAATGCCGCCAACGGCATCAGCAACACAGGTTCGATCCAGCACGCAGGCGATCTAACGCTGTCCACGCCGGGGGCGGTCAGCAACAGCGGCCAGATCATCGCCGGCAACGACTTGGCGGTCGCGGGCAGCACGGTCAGCAACGGGGCAGGCGCCACCCTACACGCGGACCACGACGCCTCCATCACGGGCGCTACCGTCAACCGTGGCACCGTGGAAGCGCTCAACGACGTCAAGATCGCTGGTGCCGGCTACGACAACGCCGCGGGCCTGACCCAGGCCAACCGCGACGTGAACGTCAACGTGTCGGGCGACGTCCTGAACCAGAGCGGCACCATCGGCGCCAAGCGCGATGTGAACCTGACGGCGAACCGGATCGTCAACGATGCCACGGCGCCAACCGGTACCGGCACCACCGTGGTGACCGGGCAGGAGGTCAACCCGACCTACCTGTCACAGGTTGTGATTGGTACCAAGCAGGTGCAGTTGCCGGTTCCTGGGGCAGGATCGGCGGACGGTGGTCCGGTGTTTGGGCCGTATAACTTCGCCGTCACGATCGGCGACCTGAAGCCGGACGCCAATGGGGTGATTTCGGGGTATCAGGGCGTCGAGACCTACACGCCTGCCAACGGCGGCGAACTATCAAACGGCAGCGCCAGAGTGGGCTCACCCGGCGATGAGCGCGCCGACGGCGTCCGGCTCCACGGCGCAATACCTGTCGAACAGCCCCGCCACGGCAGTGCTGGGCGGCGTCGGCCCGCAGACGCTGATCAACGCGCTGCCGGCCGACCTGCGCCCCGGCAGCACACCGTTCTACTACGACCCGCAAGCCGAGAACCAGCGCCTGGACCAGGCCGCCCTCGCGCAGACCGGCCGCACGAGCTTCATCAACGGCCTGACGTACGACAGCCAGACCCACCTGACGGTGGACGACCAGCAGAAGCTGATCCTGTACCAGAACGCCGTCGACTACGCGAAGGCGCACAACGTCCAGCTGGGCCAGGCCCTGACGCCGGGCCAACTGGCCGCGCTGGACAAGCCGATGCTGTGGTACGTGACGCAGCAGGTGCCGGACCCGAACTGCCTGAGCGGCGCGTGCCCGATGGTCAGCGCGCTGGTGCCGCAGGTGTACCTGCCGCAGGGCTACAGCGGCATCGAGCCGGGCGGCAGCATCGTCGCGAGCAAGTCGCTGGAGCTGCTGGCCGACAGCCCGATCCGCAACACCGGCACGCTGGGTTCGTACGGCACGCTGACGAGCAACACCACCATCATCAACGAGCAGCGCGCGGCGGAGATGACGGCGGCGTGGCAGCCGATCGAGGACGGCTGGGCGCGGACGACGGGGCAGCAGGGGCAGGCCAACAGCGGGTTCGTGTTTGCGGCCAACGCGGCGGGCATTGCGGGGCAGATCCAGAACATCAATGGTGTCGTTGCGCAGTTGAACGCGGACGGCACGATGAGTGCGGCGGAGGCTGCGCGGGTGGCTGCGGCCGTGCAGGCGGGTATGCAGGTGGTGACGAGCACGCATACCGATACCTTTGTGCGCTCGCCGGACGTCATGGGCGAGATTTTCGCGGGCGTGGTGATCGCTGCAATTGCGGTGATGACCGGCGGGGCGCTGGGCCCGGCGCTGTCTGGGTTGGCGTCCGGCACGTTCGGCGCGACGGTTACCGGTGGCGCAGTCGAGTCGATGACCGGCTCGGCAATTGGTCAGTTCGCCGCGAACGATGGGATCAATTTCGGCAAGCTGTTCACGGCGGGCGCAGTTGGTGCGTTGACCGCAGGCATCGCCAATGGCGTGACGGTCGGTGCGGACGGCTCGCTTGGCGCGGCGGTGGATTGGAGCCAGAAGGTTGCCGATAACAGCTTGGCGGGTCTGGCCGGCGCGCAAAGTGTGCCGGGCACGACCATGACGCAGGCCGCTACCAGTGCGGCGCCAAACTTTGCGCAGCAGGCTGAGGCGGTATTGCTGATGAGCGGAGCAACCGCAGCCATTAACACGGTGGCAAATGGTGGGAGCTTCGGGCGGGCGTTCTTGAATAGCGTGGTCTCGAACGCTGTCGCGATTGGCGCCTACGCAATTGGGGATGGGACGGGGGCGCTGACCCTGGAGAACATTGCGGCGCACGCGGCGCTTGGATGCGTGGCCTCGGCAGCACAAGGTACTGGTTGTGCGGGTGGTGCAATAGGTGCGGCGACGAGTGCGGCAATCACGTCCTTCGTGTTGGCTGGACTTGACCCGAACGGTGCTCCACCGGATCTCGGGCTAACCACGGCGGTGACGGCGATTGCGGCACTCGCAGGCGGGGGGGCGGCCACGGCGATGGGGCAGAACGCATCAGCAGCGGCAACGTGGGCGCAGAACGAGGCGCTGAACAATGACCTGAAGCACTTCCGGGACGTGGTGGACGCGGTCGCCAAGTGGAAGGATGCTGCCAAGAGCGGTTTAAGCAGTGCGCTGGACAAGGTCACCGATACGCAGGCGCTTTACAGTCGGTCGCAGCGAGAGCTGGATGCGATGAGCCCCCAGGCTCGTGCGCTGATGAGCCGTGCTGACAGCTTTGAGGGGAAGCCAGCTAGCGAGTTGGACCCGGCAGAGATACGCCGAACGATCGTGGAGTTGAACGTAGCCGCCCAGGACCCGAGCCTCACGGTGATGCAGCGCAACTGGATGCACAATGCGGCGTTACGCGCCTATATGGTTGCGGGGCAGTATGGTTGGCTAGTAAATGATATTGGTTTGGTGACCAACGCTGCGGTTGGTTCAATGGCTTTCAGCGGCGGAGGTGTAGGCAGGCTGCCTGGTGGAGCGGGGCAGGATAACGTCTTGCCCACCACGACGGGGAGCCGGACGGCAGTTACGTTGAGTGGGGCTACGAACGCCGGGGTTAGCCAAGCGGATCTTGAGGCGCTTGCGGCAAATGGCGTTAAATTTTCTCGGCAAGACGTTATTGCAACGGGAAGGACCCAAAGCGGGCAGATAGTCTTTCTTGAGACGGGTACGACAAAAGCAGGTCTGGAACACATCATTGATGCGCACGGAGCGGAATTTGCGGGCATGGGTGTTTCACCAAAGCAAATTCCTGATGTTGTGATGCGGGCTGTGACGCAAGGGAAGTTAGTTGGCTATCAAGGTTCGGGTGTGGGTCGGCCAATCTATGAAGTGGATGTTAATGGCCAGCAACAACGGATTCACCGTCGCGGCGCGGCAGCAGGTTGCCGTGCGCGGGGTCGTCATGCCGAATGCCTTGATGACGCGCATGCTGGCCTGATCCCGCCCGCCCGGGTCGCGCCCCGGAGCGACGGCATGTGGGTCAGTGCTCCGGCGGGCGGCGGCAGCACGGGCCTCGGGGCGACCGCCGTGCCGTATCCGAACCCAGCCGACAACGGCATCTACGTGATGCCGCTGATGATTCAGGAGCAGACCGGCCCGTCGCTGCGTGGCCGGCTGCCGGGCTTGCTGTGTCCGCTGCAGTCGATCCCCGCGCCGGAGCCCTGGAGGTTTCCCGGCTTCGTGATCGACGGCACGCAGCGCGAGCTGCTGGTCGTGGCCGGCGCGGCCAACAACGGCAACGCGCGCCTGGCTTTCGATCTGACCGGCCCGTGGGATTGATCCATGGCCGGTGAAATCCCACGGGTCGTCGGCCCGCCCAGCCGGGTGTCGCCCGGTGCCATCACGGGTGCGCCCACCCGCCATGTGCTGCACAACGAGACCTCCGCGATCGCGCGGAGCGACGCGGGGCCACCAAGCCCGCAGGTGCCGGACGGCGTGGCACGCAGTGCGCCGGCCCCGCACCAGGGCGTCTCGCCGACGCGGCATGGTGAGCTGCCCGCCTCGCGTGCGCTCGAGTTCTGGGGCAACGGGCGCATCGAGGGGCGTGTGCGCATCGAGGGTGTGCCAGCCGCGCGCCGGGTGCGCCTGTTCGATGCGCTGACGGGCCTGCTGGTCGCCGAAGCCTGGTCGCGCAGCGATGGCTTCTACCGCTTTGACTATCTCGATACCGGCCGCGACTTCTTCCTGCTGGCGCATGACCACGTGCGCCAGTTCAACGCCGTCATCGCCGACTGGGTCCGTCCCGAGCCCACCGTTTATCCATGATCACCTTGTCCGTACCGGTCCGGAACAGCCGATTGGCCGTGATCGGCCAGGCGCTGGATGCCGGCGCCGCTGGCGGCCTGCTGCACCTGTACTCCGCGCCACGTCCCGACATCGGGCAGGCACTTGCCGAGCAGGTCCTGCTGGCCGAGGTCCGCCTGCCGCTGCCGTGCATGGGGAGCCTGGAGGGCGGCCGGTTCGTGTTCGCGCCGATCGGGCCGGCCTTGTGCCGCCGCTCCGGCATGGTGGCCTGGGCACGGCTGTCCGACAGCGACGGGCGCTGGGTGGCGGATCTGGATGCAGGGCTGCCGGAGAGCGGGGCGGAGGTCGAACTGTCGAAGTTGCAGGTCTTCGCCGGCGGCGCGGTCAACGTGGAACTGGCTGAACTGACCGAATAGTGCCGTGACCGTCGATCTTGAATTCCGGGGGGCGTGGAAGCCGCCGAACGGCGGCGCTGTCGATCTCGATTTCGGGGGCACGCGGCAAGCGGTCCCCGAGGCGGCCAGCGCCACGGTCCGCCTGCGGCTGGGTCCGCCCAAGGCGCGCATCCGTGCGGCCTACGACAACCAGGTGAGCCGCAAGCTTGAGGGCGGTGGCCAGGTGCCGTGGCAGCGCGCCCATCGGCAGGGCGGGTTGGTGCAGGGCGGTTGGGACGATAGCGCCCACGATCGGAGCACCTCGGCATTGGCTTGGCAACCGTCTGTGCCGCGTGCTGCCCCCGTTCGATCGATCGGTGGCGACAACGTGCGCAGCCGCAGCGCCAGCCGCGTGCGGTGGCAGGGCGCGGGTTCCGTGACGTGTGCCACCGGGGATCACTTTGATCCGCTGGTGCCGCAGCATGGCGCGTTCGGCTTGCCGTGGGGCCAGGGCAGCGCCTTGTCGGGCGCCGTGCTCAGCCCCTTTGTCTGGCTGGTGCCGTGTTTGCGCGGCCAGTCGCAGGGATGGCAGCCCGCCGTGCCGCTTGCCTTGCGCGAGGCGTTCGGGTTCTCGCCCGGACGCGGGCAATCGGACCGTTGGTCGCTGCCGTGGGAGATCGGGCGACAGCCGCGCCCAGGCGAGTCGCACTTGCCGGTCGACCCTCCCGTGGTCGAGCCGGCACCCAGGTATCACCCCGATCTCGCCTTCATCTGCCATGCGACCCGCCAGGGCCTCGCGTGGCGCCCCGCGCTGTGGCTCGACTTCGGCGCCCACCCGTGCGGGCAGCCGGACGCCAGTGTCTTCAGCGTCCCCATCCTCAAGGTCTACTTCGTGAGCAACTCAGTCGATGTCGTGCGCCTGCCCGGCCGAGAGCCCATTCCTGCCAAGAGCGTCCGGCTCTCCATCGACGAGGATTCGTGGGCGTGGGGACTGTCGGCCAGCCTGCCGTATGCGGCGCTGGAGCTGGTTGAGCCCACCGCGTCCGGGCCGGTGGAGATCGAAATCACGATCAACGGCGTGACCTGGGTGATGTTGGTCGAGGGCTTCGACGTGCGGCGCGAGTTCGGGCAGGCGAGCCTCAACATCCGGGGGCGCTCGACAGCGGCTTACTTGGCCGAACCCTATGCGCCCAAGCGCTCCTTCGTGCCGGCGGCTCCCTTCACCGCGCGCCAGCTGGCCGAGCAGGAGCTGACGCGCGCGGGGCTGGTGACCGGCTTCACGCTCGACTGGCGCTTGCCGGACTGGCTGGTGCCGGAGGGCAGCTGGGGCTACCAGTCGCTGAGCCCGATGGGGGTGATCGGCCGCATCGTTGAAGCGGTGGGCGGCTACGTCAATGCCCATCCGCGACTGCGAACGCTGGTGGCCAAGTCCCGGTATCCGGTGCTGCCCTGGAACTGGGGGGCCGAGGTTCCGGACCGGACGCTGCCCATCGACGTGGTCAAGACCCTGAATCTGCGCTGGCAGGAGAAGCCAACCTTCAACGCGGTGTACGTCTGCGGCGAGCGCCAGGGCGTCACCGGGCACGTGGTTCGCGCCGGTACTGCGGGCGATCTGGTCGCGCCGACGGTGGTCGATGCGCTGATGACCCACGCCGACGCCGCTCGTGAGCGGGGCCGCTCGATCCTGGCCGACGTCGGCCGGCAGGCGGTCGTCACGCTGGAACTGCCGATGCTCAGTTCGCTTGGCCTGCTCGATCCGGGCCTGCTGCTCGCCGTGGGCGAGGGCAGGACGAACTGGCGCGGCCTGGTGCGCGCCACCAGCATCGCCGCCGAATGGAATGAATCCCTGACCGTGCGCCAGACCATTGAGGTTCAGCGCTACTACCTGTAGGAGCCAGCAATGCCCAACCTGTGGCGGCAGTTCGAGGATCTGCTGCCGGATTCCCCCTTGCTGGTCGGCACCGTGGTGACCTCTCACGACGACGGCACGGTCACCGTCCAACTGCTCGGCGGTGGGCTCGTGCGCGTTACAGGCGCCGGAGGGCCCGGTGACCGCCTGTTCGTGCGCGGTAGCGAGGTCGTTGGTCCCGCGCCGACGCTGCCGACCGTCGAGATCGAAATCTGAATCGCTATTTCTCTTTTGCAACTGGAACCCGCCCTTGAGGCGGGTTTTGTTTTTTTGGAGCACATCAATGAACGCACCGATGGTGGCTGACGGCATGGTGACCATGCCGCGGGCCGAATTCGAGGAATTGCTGGAGCGGGTCGCCGAGAGCGGCGCGCGGGCGGCACTGAGCGAGGTGGGCCTCGATGGCGAGAACGCTGCGAACGACATCCGCGAGCTGCGAGGCTTGCTGGATGCCTTCAACGAGGCCAAGCGCACCGCCTGGCAGACGATGGTCCGGATGATCACCACGGGCCTGGTGCTGGCGCTGATGGCCGGGGCGGTCATCAAGCTCGAGCTGCTCAAGGGGTCGCGATGATCGAGACGCTCCTGGGTGGTCTGCTGGGCGGCACCTTCCGCCTAGCCCCTGAAATCCTGAAGTGGCTCGACCGCAAGGGCGAGCGCGGCCACGAGCTCGCCATGCAGGACAAGGCGCTGGAGTTCGAGAAGCTGCGCGGCGCGCAGCGCATGGCCGAGATCGGTGCGAGCGCCGATGGGGCGTGGAACACAGGCGCCATCGAGGCGCTGCGCGACTCCATCAGCGCGCAAGGCCAGACGTCTGGCGTGCCATGGGTCGATGCGTTGTCGATTAGCGTGAGGCCTGTGATCACGTACTGGTTCATGGGCCTGTACTGCGCGGCCAAGACCGCCGCGTTCGCGGGTGCGCTCACGGCCGGGGCAGGGTGGGGCGCCGCAACGGTGCAGGCGTGGACCGAAGCCGACCAGGCGCTGTGGGCCGGGGTGCTGAACTTCTGGTTCTTGGGTAGGGTATTCGATCGGGTGCGGCCGTGACGGTGGTGCCACAAGCGGCCGTCGAAACCGCCAAGCACTTCGAGGGATTCCATCGGGTGGCGAGGGTCGACCCCACCCGGGCTCAACCGTACGTCTGTCCTGCAGGGTTTTGGACTGTCGGCTACGGCCATCTCTGCGATCCAACTCACCCGCCCATCACGCAGGCCCAGGCCGAAGTCTATCTGGCGGCCGATCTCGTGACAGCGCTCAACGCGACGCTGCGCTACTGCCCCGTGCTTGCCGTCGAGCCCGAGGGCAGGCTCGCAGCCATTGTGGACTTCACCTTCAACCTCGGGGCGGGGCGGTTGCAGACTTCGACCTTGCGGCGGCGGGTCAACCAGCGCGACTGGTCCGCTGCTGCAAGCGAACTGCGCCGCTGGGTGTACGGTGGCGGCAAGGTGCTGCCGGGGCTGGCCGCACGTCGCGAGGCAGAAGTGGCTTTATTGCGATTGAACTGAGGTGACGCTTGGCTTCTGTGTTGAACAGCGCGTTCATGTCATCACACCAACCACACCGGAGTACAAAATGTCCAAGTCCATGCGATTCAAAGCCCCCGTGATCGACGACGTGCAGTCCAGCAATGTCGACGCCGTATTGCAGGAGCCGCTGCTCGATCTCTTTGGCTACGCCATGCGGTCGGTTGCTGTGACCCTGGCGCGCGAAGCACGCCTCCACACCGACGATTTCGAGACCAGCAGGTCGGCCGGCTGCGATGGCTTCACGCTGGCGATGCGGCAGGTCTTTCCCGGCAAGCGGCGGGATGCGTGGGTCGGCGTTTTCGAGCGGGGGGAGCAACGGCTCGAAGTGCTTGGGCACCTTGAGTAAGTAACCGTGTGGCCGGGTTACCCCGGCCACGATTTTCTCTTCAAGCCATCGGATGCCGAGCGCTACAGCATCTTCTGTATGTCGCTCAATGCCTCATCCAGCTCGAGTTTGAGCGGCACCAGCAGGCAGTGCAGGCATCGACATTCCCAAGCACGGTCGCTCCACAACTCGAGCAGGTGCAGGATGCCGATGAGGCCAGTACTGACATTGAGCAGACGCGCGCACGCGTCTTCGGTCGTTGCGTAAATCTGCGCGCTCGCCGTATCCAGCTGACGCACTGTCGTTGCGACTGGCGTTTTGACACGCTTGCCGATCCGTCCTGCTTGTGCCGCGAGTTGGACGATCAATTGGCGTTGCCGGGCGAACGCAAGCATCTGCGGGGAGTGTGTCTGTTCACGCATGCATCGCCTCCGTTTGCTCAACGGGGGCAGGAAAGGCTCGGCCAGCGCCAAAAAATACAAGGCTGGGTAAGCGTAGGCAGATGGTGGTGGAGAAACTGATGGGAAAAGCTGGCTGCTCAGGACGAGCAAGGGCATCAGGCATAGGGACCTCTACGTTTGATGGAGGCCCGCTGCTCACTCTCACGTGAGGGGTGGCGGGCCAGACAGCGGGGGTGAGAGAACCGGCAACGTAGAAACCGGCCAGCCCGAAGACTGCCCCGCCCGGCCCGCGATGCACATTGTAAGCGTGCATGCTTGCTACGGATAGGACGTCGGCCGGTCACCGCGCGTTGTTCAGAATCTCACCCCCGATCACCGTTGTTCGATGACGGCGACAGTCTTGGGGAACCCCGGAATAGAGTCAAGGTGAACGCACCAGGCGGGAAGCGGCGGTGCAGCAAGCGATTACCGTCGCAGACAAGAGCGTGCTGTATAGCCGCGACTGGTGGCGGTTCGGGGTCAGACTTCGACCACCTCGTAGCGGCGCTTGCGCCGGGTCTCGTCCCGAGTGATGCGCGACAGGTAGTAGCATTGCGCGCACCAGTGGCCGGCGATAATGCTCCGGGGAGTGGTATGCCAGCGATGTCCGCTCTGTAAGCTACTCGCCTGATTCGCTACGCACCCGCTCCCTTACCTGGCACTACCCTTTGACTCCATTTGTTGACATCTCGGCGAGGATGGGTTCGTGGCGGGCAATCAAGACGACGGCCACTGTGAGCTTGGCCATTCGTGATGCATTTGATGCGTGACATCTGCATGTTCAAACCACGCTTCACCTATCCCCACGGCGCGAACGTCTTTGGCTGGACAGCATCTGCCGGCGCCTGTAGTGATCGAACCAACCAGCAAGCTCGGGCAGCGCGAGCGTGTCGGCCGGGATCAGCTTGCTGATCTGATGGATGAAGAATTCATAAGATCAGATGTCCATTCTTTTCATTCCTATTTCATCGAATTTCACGATTTCGAGGGATGCCCTTCACATTGTGATTCGCTATGATCCTCCCCAAGTCTAAATAGGGGTGCCTACGGCCGGCAGACCGGCCGCCACGAAGCCACCCCGTACAACAAGACGTTCGGGGAGTTTCATCGATGCGCCAGCCGGTCACGGCCCGCGCACGCGCTGCGTTGGAGCAGCCGTGTGCCATTGCACAACAACACTGCGATCGCGCAGGTACCGCAGACACCGCCAGCCGGCACGACCGCGCCAGGCGCTCGTTCGTGGCACGGTCCATTGCTGCCGCCGTTGCGCTTATCAGCTGGCTCGGCCCGGTGCAGGTCTCCTGGCAGGCGGCCCGGCAGAGCGCCGCCACGATTGCACTGCACGGCACAACCGTCGATAGCCCATTCACATCGTGGCGCACCACAGGCCGCCTGCTGGTGCGCTGGGGCCTGCGGCAAGCGCAGGCTGGCGCCATCACCGATCCCACCGCGCCGATCCGCTTCACGCCCACCCTCACGCAGACCACAGGGCAGGGCGGGGGCGTACCGGTTGTGAACGTCACGACGCCGAACTCAAGCGGCCTGTCGTACAACCTGCTGCGCTCGCTGACGGTCGATGGCATCGGCCTGATCCTGAACAACAGCCTGGCCGGCGGCGGCACGCTCCTGGGCGGCAACGTCGGCGGTAACGCGAACCTGGCCACGTCGGGCCCGGCCTCGACCATCCTGACGCAGGTCACGGGCACCGATCCGATCCGCATCAACGGCACGGTGGAGGTGTTCGGCACGCCGGCCAGCGTGATCTTTTCCGCGCCAGCGGGCATCTATACGCAGGGCGCGGGGTTTACGAACACGCCACGGGTGACGCTGTCCAGCGGTACACCGCCGTTTCTGAACGGCAGCGGCGCAAACGTTTCATTCGACCAGGCCACCGCGGTGGGCTTCCTGGTCAATAGCGGGCGCATCCAGATCGACCCGGCGACGGGCTCCACGGCCGGTGCGGGGATCGAGGGCACGGTCGGGGCGATCAACCTGATCGGCCAGACGGTGGGCGTCAATGCGCCGCTGTACGCGGGCAATCAGATCAACGTGATCGCGGGGAACCAGCAGGTCGCGCCGGTGGCGACGGGCACGGGCCGGGCGGGTTCCGACTGGCAGGTGAGCGGCGCGGGCGCCAATGCGGCGGCCAACAGCGCGAGCGCGCAGAACGGCCTGGCGATCGACGCGACGGCGTTCGGCGCGATGACGGCGGGGCAGATCAAGCTGATCTCGACGGCGCAGGGGCTGGGGGTGCGCGCGGCTGGTGATCTGGCGGCCAATACCAGCAACGTCAATATCGACGCCAATGGCGATGTCAGTGTCGGCAATGTGTATGGGCAGCAGACGGCCGGCATCACGACCACCGGGGCGGTGAGCACGAGCGGCGCCGTCCGGGCGCAGCAGGACGTGACGATCGGGGCGGGCGGTGACGTGACGCTTGGCGGTGCAGCGCAGGCGGGCAACAACGTGACGGTGAGCGCGGGCGGCAATGTTGCCGGATCGGGCGATCTGGCTGCGGCCAAGGCGCTGAACGTGAGCGCGGGCAAGAGCGTCAACCTGGGCGGCAACCTGAACGCGGCCAACATTGCCGTGACGGCGCAGGGTACGGGCGGTACGGGCGATCTCACGCTGGGTGGGAACGTGTCGTCTCCGAACACCATCCAGCTGAACGCGGCGCGCGACGCTTCCATTGCCGGTCCGCTGACCACGGGCGGCGATCTGCGATTGACGGCCGGCCGCGACATCGCGATCGGCGGCGCGGTGCAGAGCACGGGGGCATCGGTACTCGGCGCGGCCCGCGATCTCCATGTCGCCGGTACCGGTTCCGTCACGGCGGGCGCGACGACAACCGCGACGGCTGGCCGCAACCTGGGTGTGGACGGGACGGTTTCCTCCCGCGGCGATATCCGGCTCGATGCCATGGACGGTCAGGTGGCATCCACGGGGTCGCTCATTTCCGGTGGCGGCATCACGGCTACGGCCGGCGGTGCCAATGGGGACATCGCTCTGGGCGGCAAGGTCTCGGCGCCCGGCTCCGTGACGCTGGCCGCCGCGCGCAATGCGACGGTTGGCGGACAGCTCGTGACCGGGACTGACCTGACGATCGGGGCCAAGCAGGATGTTGCCGTTACGGGGGCGGTCCAGAGCGTGGGCGCGACGACGCTCACGGGTGGCCGGGACATCGGCATCGCGAGCACCGGCGCCGTCACGGCGGGAACCACGACAACGGCGGCCGCCGGCCGTCATCTCCTCCTCTTGGGCAGTACGGCCTCGGGTGGCGACACCCAGCTGACCGCGACGGGGGTGCTGGCGACCGCGGGTACCGTGCTTGCGGGCGGTAACGTCAGTGCGAGCGGGCAGGGCGGTGTCGCCCTGGGCGGCACGGTGTATGCCACGCGGGGGGTGACGGCGCAATCGGGCGGTGGCGCCATCGGCGTTACCGGCAGTGTCATCGCTCACGGCGGTAGCGCCGTGTTGACCGGGACGGATGTGACCGTCTCCGGCACGACGCAGTCCAGTGGGGATACGGCGCTGACCGCGACCCAGGGAAGCGTGGCCGTCGACGGTCAATCCGCTGCGGTGGGCAACCTGAACATCTCCGCCGCGCAGGACATTGCCGGTCAAGGCACCACCACCAGCGTCGGCAGCACCACCCTTGCCGCGGGCCGCGATATTGCCCGCACGGGGGGCAGCCAGGCGGCGGGCAATCTGACCGCGACGGCCGGGAACCGTCTTGCCATGGCGGCACTGCCTGTGGTCGGCGGGGATGCCACCCTGAGCGGGGCGAGCGTCGCGCTGGGGGCCACCGGCAAGAGCAGCCAGATCAAGGGCACGCTCACCGCCACCGGGGCGCAAGGTGTCACGACGGCCGGCACCATCAACGCGGGGTCGGCGAAGCTGACCGGCGGTGCGGTCAACAATATTGGCACCGTCACGGCATCGAACACGTTGACCGTCACCGGTTCCACCATCACCAACAGCGGCACGCTGGGCGGTGCGACGACCAGCGTGCACGGTACGGATGTGGCCAATGCCGGCCTGATCGGCGGCCAGACGGTCAGCGTCACGGCGGAGAACACGCTCAGCAACCAGAACGGCACGCTGCTCGGTACCAAGTCGCTGGCCGTGGCCGCCAACACGCTGACGAGCAACCGCAACGGCGTGATGTTCGCCGGCAGCCCGTCCGGCACTACGGCCGGGCAAGGCGACCTGAGCGCCACGGTGTCCGGCGGGAACGGCAGCTTCAATAACGTGGGCGGCCAGATCCTGGCGGGCAACAACGCCACGATCAACCTGCGGAACCAGACCGTCGACGGCGCGAACCTCGGCACCATCAACGCCAACGGGGCGCTGACTTACAACGTCGGCGCTGTCGCCAACACCGGCGCATGGACCGTGGGCGGCAAGACCGCGACCATCAACGCAGCCAACGGCATCGCCAACACTGGCTCGATCCAGCACGCGGGCGATTTGACGCTGAGCACGCACGGTGCGGTGACCAACAACGGGCAGATCATCGCTGGCAACGACCTGGCGGTCGTGGGCGACAGCATCAACAACGCAGCCGGCGCGACGCTGCACGCCGATCATGACCTGTCTGTCACGGGTGCCACCACCAACCGGGGCACGGTCGAAGCGCTCAATGACGTCAAGATTGCCGGGGCCGGCTATGACAACGCTGGCGCGCTGACCCAGGCCAACCGCGACATCAACGTCAACGTGTCGGGCAGCGTGCTGAACCAGGGCGGCACGATCGGCGCGGGGCGCGATGTGAATCTGTCCGCAGGTCAGATCATCAACGATGCGACCGCGTCGGGTGGTGCCAGCACGACCGTGGTGACGGGGCAGGAGGTCAACCCGACGTACCTGTCGCGGATCGTGATCGGACAGAAGCAGGTGCTGATCTCGGTCGGGGGGACAGCAGACGATGGCCCCCAATACAGCCCATTCTATTTCCCGATCACGATCGGCGATCTGAAGCCTAGCGCCAGTGGCGTGATCTCGGCCTATCAGGCGATTGATATCTACACACCCAGCACTGGCGGAGGCGACAACGGTGCGTCCCCCCAGTCGATGGAACTGTGGCATTTTGGCGAGCCGCCCTCCACGACGGGGGCTGCACCGGCCGGCAAGATGGCACCGCTCATCACGCTGCCGACCGTCACCCGTACGGAAACGACCACGCAGGATGGGGTCGCCGGCGTCATCCAGGCTGGCCGCAACTTGGCGGTGACAGCCTCCACCCTGTCCAACAACGGCGGGCGGATCAGTGCAGCTGGCAATCTGAGCATGACGGTCGGCACGCTGAACAATGGCACCTCGGCGGGCGCGACCAAGACCATCACTGAGTCGATCGATCAGGCGACGCTGAATGCCTTCATGCGGCAACTGGCGACCCAGCTCGGCTGGAACGCCTTCTACACGGGGCCGCTGGCCGTGCTCAGTGAAGGGTGTGGGTACCGCGATTGCAATCCGACCCAGGGACTGATTCAGCCGCATTGGATCTGGTTGAACTACACCTCCGACGGTACCGGCAGTGTGAACGGCTTCACCGCCACGCCGCCCGCCGCGCAGACGACTTTCCAGCAGGCCGCAGGCAAGCAAGGCGTCATCGCCGCCGGCGGCAACATCGACCTGACGCGGGTCGGCACGCTGAACAACGGCGGGCAGATCGCCGCCGCCGGCAACGTCGCGCTGGGCGGGTCGGTCAACAATGTCGGCCAACAGCTGGTCAATCGCACGACACTGCCCGGCTGCGTCGGGAATCCCGCAACGTGTACCAACTCGGTCTCCAACGGCTTCTTCGGCGCTGCTGCCGCCGGGCCGTGGGACAGCCCGACGTACGACGTCATCGATCCCAAGCAGCAGGTCGCCAGCATCGTGGCGGGCGGCACGCTGACCGCCAACGCCGCCCAGCTGACCAATCAGATCGGCACCATCACCGCGGCCGGGAATGTCCTGATCACGGCGCCCACCGTCACCAACACGGGCGGCACGATCCAATCGAAGGCCGGTTCGGTCACGATCAATGCCGCCAATGGCCTGGTCAACCAGGCCGCACCGACGACCACGGTTCACCAGAGCCACGGCTCGGATGTCGCGCCATGCGGCAAGAGCGGCAGCGGCAACTGCGATACGGCCACGCAAACCGCCACCGGCGACGCCGGCATGATCCTCGCCGCGGGCGACCTGACCGTCAACGCCGGTTCGGTGCGCAACAACGGCGGCGCCATGGTGGCCGGCGGCAACAACACTATCACCACGGGCAGCTTTGATAACAGCCCGGTCTTCCTGCGCCAGTACTACCACTGGATGTTCCTGGACCAGGACAGCAACGCGAGCGATCGCTGGGGCTGCGACTCGGCAGGCGACATCTCCGGTTGCCAGCGGGCCTTTGGCGGCAACCTTCGCAACGGCACCAACGCCAATGCCGAGAACGCGCCCACCATCGGCGCGCTGAACTCATACGTGAGCGGCGGCAACCTGACCATCCGCTCGGGCGGCGCCATCATCAATAGCGGCAACATCGAGGGTACGGCGATTTCGCTCTCGGGCGCGACGATCACCAACGGCATCACCAACCCGTCGATCCAGACGCCGCCGTCTACCAGCGGCCGGCAGGTGGTGAGCCTGGGCCCGATCGGTACCGCCAATGCGCAGTTGCCGGTGACGGGGACGCCGGACACCTTCAGCGGTCCGACCACGGTTGTGCAGCAGGGCGTACCGAACCCGTCCAACCCGGGCACGGCGAATGGGCGCTGGCAGTTCAACCCCGTCGTCGTGACGACCCAGAGCGGTGGCGCGGTGGCATGGCATTTCAATACGCCGCTCGATGGCGCGGCGATGAGCGCGCCGACGGCGTCCGGCTCCACGGCGCAATACCTGTCGAACAGCCCCGCCACGGCAGTGCTGGGCGGCGTCGGCCCGCAGACGCTGATCAACGCGCTGCCGGCCGACCTGCGCCCCGGCAGCACACCGTTCTACTACGACCCGCAAGCCGAGAACCAGCGCCTGGACCAGGCCGCCCTTGCGCAGACCGGCCGCACGAGCTTCATCAACGGTCTGACGTACGACAGCCAGACCCACCTGACGGTGGACGATCAGCAAAAGCTGATCCTGTACCAGAACGCCGTCGACTACGCGAAGGCGCACAACGTCCAACTGGGCCGGGCCTTGACGCCGGAGCAGCTGGCCGCGCTGGACAAGCCGATGCTGTGGTACGTGACGCAGCAGGTGCCGGATCCGAACTGCCTGAGCGGCGCGTGCCCGATGGTGAGCGCGCTGGTGCCGCAGGTGTACCTGCCGCAGGGCTACAGCGGGATCGAGCCGGGCGGCAGCATCGTCGCGAGCAAGTCGCTGGAGCTGCTGGCCGACAGCCCGATCCGCAATACCGGCACGCTGGGTTCGTACGGCACGCTGACGAGCAACACCACCATCATCAACGAGCAGCGCGCGGCGGAGATGACGGCGGCGTGGCAGCCGATCGAGGACGGCTGGGCGCGCACGACGGGGCAGCAGGGGCAGGCCAACAGCGGATTCGTGTTTGCGGCCAACGCGGCGGGCATCGCTGGGCAGATCCAGAACATCAATGGTGTCGTTGCGCAGCTGAATGCGGACGGCACGATGAGCGCGGCGGAGGCTGCGCGGGTGGCGGCGGCGGTTCAGGCTGGTATGCAGGCGGTGACAAGTACGCATACCGATACCTACGTGCGGTCGGAGAGTTGGTTCGGGCAACTGTTCGCCGGCGTGGTGATGGTGGCCATTGGGATCATGACGGGCGGCGCGGCGATGGCCGCGTATGCCGGGGTGGGAGCGACCCTGACCGTGGGTCAAGCCATGGCCCAGGCGGCGGTTGCGTCGATGACGACCAACACGATGCAACAGGCGAGCAGCGGCCAGGGCTTCAGCTTTGGTGCGCTGGTCAAGGCAGGCGCCACGTCGGCGCTGACGGCGGGGATTACGCAGGGGATCACGCTCAATGCGAATGGCACGCTTGGGACGGTGGATAGCCTGAACTCGGTGGCATCCGATCGGAGCCTTGCGGCGTTGTCGGGTGCCAAGAACGTCGGCAACGGTCTGACGCAGGCGGCGGCTTCAAGCGGCACGCTGGGCGAGCAACTGGCCGCGCTGACGTTGGGCATCGGCATCAAGGCCGGTGTGACCACGGCCATCAACGGCGGCAGCTTTGGCCGGGCATTGACCAATGCCGCCGCCAGCGATATCGGGGCGGTCGCGGCCAACGTACTCGGCACGCTGACTCCGGGGATCGGCGAAGTCAATGCCTCGCCGAACAGTGTCGTCGGCAACATCCTCGGGCACGTTGCACTGGGCTGCGCCACTTCGTCGATGCAGGGGACGGGTTGCGCGGGCGGCGCAGCGGGCGGTCTGGCGGGATCGGTGGTGGCGCCGCTGGTGGGCATGGGCCTCTATGCGGGCACGTCGGGCACGAACAGTGCCATCGATGCGGCGACGGTGGCGATTGGCGCGATGGCGGGCGGGGCGATTGCGCATGCGATCGGTGGCGACACCACGGCCGGGGCGTCGACGGCGCAGAACGCGGCCATGAACAACTGGCTGGAGCACCGGGCACCCTTCAACGGGGCGTACTCGGAGCAGGAGCGCCGGGACCGCGCAGCAGCGGCGTGCAAGGATGATCCCAAGCAGTGCGATGTTGCCAACGATTTGAACGCCAAGTCGAGGCAGCGCGATGCCGATTTGCAGGCCGCGTGCGCCAATCCGAGTTCCGAAGCCTGCCGTGGTGCGATAGCGGCGGCGAAGGCGGCGGGCAACAACATCGTGTTTGCCGGCGGCAAGGTCTACGCGTACGGCAAGGAGGATCCTGTCGCTCGTTCGTTGGACCCCAGTCCGGCGGCGAAGACGCTGGACACGATGGTGGGAAGTCCGCTGGCGGGGATATTTGGGGGCATTCCGTATTTCAAGTCCAATGCGGACCCGGCTGCCGGTTACTACTTCGCTCAGTACGGGATGGCGCTGGAAGGGATCGGCGCGGGGGTGCTGGGTCTGCCGACGGGGCCGTTGGCCGGGCCGGGGTGGCGGGCGACGTTGGAATCGCCGAATACGCTCTATGTTGGCTCGGGGGCGGGTAGTGCTTTCCCGACTTGGACCAGTGTGGCGGGGCCTTACTCTGTCATTGGGCAAGGTGGTGGGCCGGCTACAACCGTTCAGGCTGGGCCGGGCTATGCGGCTGGTGATGTGTTGCCGACGACCGCGCCGGCACCACGCGTGAGCAATGGTGTTGCGCTTGATCCGAGGCTTCCGGACCCGGTGGCTGGACTGGGTTATCAACCGAAGGTACTGAGTTCGTCCAGTCCGAACATTGCTTACTCGCAAGTGAATGGCTACGTGGGTGAGTTGAATCTGGCGAACACTATTGCGCAACTGCCAAACCAAACAGTTGTGCGGTATGGTGATGCGGTTGGCACGCATGGTGCAGACGTAATTTCGGTAAACTCAGTGACTGGTGAGGTGACACTGTGGGACAACAAATTTCGATCAGGGGCAACCAAGCTCGATTCGTCTCCAACATTCACCCCGAATTCTCAGGCGTTTAATAATGCTATGAGGGATGCAGAGGATGCTATTGCTTATTCGAAACTTCCGGATTCAGTGAAGAGAATAGCGCTCTCGAATATTGAGCGAGGAAATGTCACTACAAATACAGTTGGTGCAGGCGCCGCGAAAAACTCGACAACTGTGAAGTTGTGTGGCGGAAATTATTGTTAGATAAAAGATAAAATGCTTTTTGATCCATTTAAGTTAAGGCAGAACGCTTTTACCGACGGCATGCTTCAGTGGTACGTTGAGATGCAGTACGATCCCGACGCTCCAATGGGCAATGTTGCAGACAGTCAGCTGCATGTTGTAGTTAAAGCTTGGCTCGTGGGTCTCCATGACGCATTTGTTCCTGTGATTCCGCGTTCGCTGGAGTGGCTGGATGGTGCAATCCAGAATGGAGAGGAGAACAGGTTCGGACCTCTGCCTTGCATGCATCGAACGACGCTGCACTCAGCGAAAGCGATGGGAATCTGGATGCGTGATAGCAGGAATGACGAGTCCACTTGGCTGATCGCGCAAACGGCTCAAGCTGAGTACATGCAAACCGGCTACATCAAGGTTCTCGGTCCCGACAAGTTCGATTACGAACTGCAGCGTTTCGTACCACAAGAGGTGCATGGGTTGCCATACAGTTCCAGCCAGATTGTCCGCGATGGCCTTCTGGATGACTTTATGGCTTTTGCTTTCCAGGCTGGGCAGTTCGAGCAAGGCATTGTGGAATATGAAAAGCATCTCGTGCCAAAGGTGCCTTCCCTAAAGAAAGCACTGAAACCACGGGACTTCGCTTATGCGTTATGCCTACATCACACTGGCCGCCACAAATTCGACGAGGCGGACTTTCTCAGTTCTGGGCGCAAGATGTTGCAAGCCCATCTGCAGGAAATGTGGTTGGGTCGCGGGCAGTTCCTCCGGGCCGCCACTTGGCTAAAGATTGTGTATTGGCACCACGACCCCTCAATGACGCCGCTGCAAACCGTGCTCAAAGCCTACGACGACATGCCAAAGGTTCCACGGCCTGATTTTGTGCCCGCTGTTTGATGCCTTGATTCCGACGCCTGGCAGGAGCGTTGTCGGGCGATCCAAAACTACAAAGATAAATGCCTACGATAGTAGGCGGGGGAAGTTTTGTGCAGTTACAGTACCGCCCGGCCCAGTTGGCCGCGCTCCTCGGCCTCTGCGCCATCTTCATTCCACCAGCCGCCATCGCCGCCGGCATCGCCCCAGACGGCGGCACCGCCACCACGGTCACCACAGGCGCCAACGGCCGCCCCGTAGTCAACCTCGCCCCCAGCACCGCAGGCGTCTCCCACAACACCTACACGTCGTTCAACGTAGGCCCAGTCGGCGCCGACCTGAACAACGCCACCGTCCGCGCCCGCACCATCGTCAACCAGGTCACCAGCACCGACCCGTCGCTGATCCAGGGCAACATCGTCGTGCTGGGGCCGCGCGCCAACGTGATCATCGCCAACCCGAACGGCATCACGGTGGACGGTGGTTCGTTCACCAACACGGGCAATGTGGCGCTGACCACGGGCCAGGTGTCGTTCAACGACTTCACCACGGGCGCCGGCCAGCTGCAGCGCAACGTGGTGCTCAATACCGGCGCCGGCGCCATCAACATCGGCCCGGGCGGCCTGGCCGGGGCGATGCTGAACCTGGAGCTGATCGCCAAGCAGGTGCGCGTGGCGGGCGCGGTGCAGAACAGTTTCACCGATGCCACCAGCCGCGTGCGCATTGTCGCGGGCGACAGCCGGGCGGAGATCGATACCAGCGTGTCGCCCACCGACAACCTGAACCCGTGGGTCACCTACAGCACGACTGGGTCGGGCCGGCCGCTGGGGCTGGCTATCGACATCGCGTCGGGCGGGTCGCTCACGGGCGGGCGGATCGAGCTGCTGGTCACGGACCAGGGCGCGGGCGTGCGGCATGCCGGCGCGGCGTTTGCGACGGCCGGTGATTTCGTCATCAGCAGCACGGGTGACTTGCAACTGGGCGGCGGCAGCGTCAGCGCGGCCAATGATGTGCTGATCGGTTCGGCGGGGCTGTTGGGCAAGGGCGTGCTGTCGGCCGGTCGCAACCTCCAGGTGAGTGCGAACAAGGTGCATCTCGATGGCGCCACGCTGTCGGCGGGCACGGCGTCTCAGGCTGGCAGCATCGTGATCGGCGCGTCGGGGCAGGTGCACACCGAGCCGGTCACGATCGACCACGGCACGCTGAGCGCAACTGGCGGCGTCGGCCTGTTCGATGCCGGGCCCAGGGTCTCCATGACGGCAACGCAGTTGACGGCGGCCCAGAACGTGGTCGCGCAGGTCGGGTCCCTGTCGCTCGGTGCGGATGCATCGGGCGCGAGCCGATGGACCTCGCAGCAGGGCACGGTGGCGATCACCGCGCCCGGTGCCGTGCAGGTGGCCGGCAGCAAGATCGACGGCACGGGCGGGACGACGGTGCAGGCCGGCTCCATCGCGCTCAGCGCGACGAACGGCACGGCGGCCACGGTGCAATCCTCGGGCGGTGATGTGACGCTGGATGCGACGGGTGCCTACGCGCAGACCGACTCGAACGTCATCGCAGCAGGCAATGCGACGATTCACGGCGGCAGCGTCAACCTCGCGGCGCCGGCGCTGCCGGCGTCGGTGGCGGCCATGAGTGGCGGGGTGCTGATCCGGAGCGATGCGGATCTCGTCAACCTCGGCGGGCTGATCCAGGGCAAGACGCGCAACGCCGGCCAATCGGCCTCCGAAGGCGCGGTCACGCTGATTGCGGCTGGCGTCGTGCGCAACGACGCCACCGCGAGCACGCAGGCTATCGTCTTCGGTCAGGACGATGACGTGGTGGTGCGCGCCGGCGGCGATATCGTCAACCACCAGAGCCGCATCCTGTCGAACGCGAAGCTGACGCTGGCCGCGCAGGGCGATGTGTTGAACACGCTGGACAAGACCGCCGGCGGCAACGGCGAGAAGCCCGTCGCCTGGACCAGCAGCGGCACGCGCTGGCTGTTCCTGCGCAACCACAGCGCGGGGCTCGATGTGGACTACGGATCCATTGCGCAGACGGGCCAGGTGCCGTATTTCGTGTCGCAGACGGGCACGGTGGTCAGCGGCCGCAATGTCAGCAACGTCGGCGGGCAGGTGCTTTCCAACGGCGGCGATATCGCCATCACGGCCGCCAACGTGTTCCATAACGAGGCGTTGCCGACGGGCTCGGCGCACTTCAGCCGCAGCTGCATGATCTTCTGCCGCAGCGCGGCGTCGAGCACGGTGTCGACCACGGGTGGGGCGATCTCGGCGGCGGGCAACCTGTCCATCCGGGCCGGCACGCTGGCCGAGAACATCGGCGGGCAGGTGCTCTCCGTCGGTAGCATGATGGTGACTGCGCCCAAGGTACGCGCGGTCGGCATCACCGGCTACACGGCGCTGGCGCGCGAGCGGGGCTTCAAGGCATTCTTCGGCGATACGTGGGCACGGCTGTACGCGGCCGACGTGGGTGGCAGCTGGTTCGCCATCGGCGGTGGCTTGACGATCAACGGCCAGGGCCAGATCGAGGGCGGCAGTTTCGACGGGCAGACCGTCACCGCCAGCAACGGCATCGTGACGGTGCGGGCCAGGTCGCGGCAGCCGGTATCGATCGAGTCGCATGTCGGTTTGACGTCGTGGTTGTGGCAGTGA